TCTGGAAGAGGCTTGATTTCTTCAATGAGCGCCACTTTTGTAGAGGGGCACATTGCGAGAATAAAATGCTCTGCTTGTTTGGCAGAAATCGCCCCAAGGGCGATTTTCTTTCCTTCAACAGTGGTGATTAAATAGGTGCGGCAAATGGAGCGCATTACCCAATCTCCTCTTGAAGTTCTTCAAGGATGTGCTGGCTAAGAGTTTTCTCAAGCATGACGCGCCAATCCCTATCGCCTCCAATGCTATTGATTTCTGATAGCAAGTGGAGAGCATCAGCAATGCGAGTGGAGTCCATAAGGCACGAACAGCCCATGCTGGGCTCCTCGCCAATTAGCTCTTCAAACATGCCAATGTGCAGCTCAAACCATTTGCCCAGGCAGAACAGCGCCAATTGACGGTAGGTTTCATCGCCGTAGCGTTGGAGCATCAGCTCAATAGTCTTGGCCAGTTCTGGTGGAATACCAACTGTGCCCGTGTCCTGGAGATGGGGCGCAATAGAAGCTCCAATGGCCTCGCGCTTGCCACTCTTGGCTGCCACTGCTTGGCGCAGGAAGTCGTCAACGGAGGCGAATTGGTCCAATGCAAGGAAGCATTTCGTCAATAATGCCGACTTATGGCGCCATTGTCAATAGTCGTTCTCGTTAATTGTTTGTAAAGGAATGGTGTCAGGAAGCGGCTCGTTTTCCTGCTCAGCATCGAAGCTGATGGCAGTGGCGGATGCAGGGAGGGCATTCTCCCTACGCTCTTCAGTGGCTTTAGCTTCTTTTTCTTTTTCAATGGTGGAAGACAAGTCTTTCAAGAAAGTGCGATAGGAAGTGTCTTGGCTTTCTGCTGGCTTCACTTCGTTCAGACCGAGCAGCTTAGCCTGCTCCACCAGGGAGTTCTTCGCCACGTTGAGGAACGACGCATCACCAGCGCTCTCTTCCATTTTCACCATTTCCTTGCCACCATCGTCACCACCGTCCACGATAGTAATCGTTTTCTTACGCTTGCTTTTCTCAAAGCTATCAAGAGCCAGTTCCTTTAGGTCCATCTGCTCTTTCAGGAGACGCGCCCTGTGTGTATCCTGATTCTTGAGGATTTCCTGCGTATAAAGAGCCCTATTGAAATGGCGATCACCATTGACAGTTTCCTTGCTTAACTGGAGAACATTCGCAATCTGGCGATTGCTCATTGATGCAGCAAGAAGCTCTTGCACCATCCATCGCCTTAAACCAAGCATATCTTTGGTGTAGACGCCCATTCCATGGGCTCCACCAGTGGACTTATGCTCTCGTATGGCCTCGTATTGACTCTCGGGAACGCCAGCTTTCAGAAGAGCTTTTCGTGCATAAGCTTCTTCTTCTTCTGGAGAATCAAATTCAATTTCAGGACGAGGCATTCTCTACAGACTAGCTTATCGCATTGTATCTCCCTTTCCATGGAGAGTACGAACAAATAGTTCAGTAAAACGTTCCATCTTGGAAGCCACGACAGTGGCTGGACTTTCGTCAATGGCATTTTTCAGCGAACACAGCTCACGCCATTCTTCTTCTGACAGTGTTCGCGAAGTGTTTTCCATAAAGCGAAGGGGCACAATAGTGCCCCGTTCCTGACTATCAATGATACTGCCAGAAAGCTTTCTCAAGCAGATCGTCGAAATCATTCAGCCGTTTCGGGCAATATTTCCTAATGAATTCTTCCATTTCTTTATGGAAGCTATCAACAATTTCAGCGTAGGCAGCATCAAGACCTACGGGATCCATCTGGTGATCAACGGCACGCTCGTAAGCGAGGGCCATGCAATCCTTTGGATTGGTACAGAATTCACGCATTGATTTGCTCGGGCTCGGCGATGTCAAAGCCTGAATCAATTAACTGGTGAATTTGATTCAAAGTGGAACGCCAATGGCGTTCGTTCTTGCTATCGCGTGCTCCATAGATTGTTCGGGCCGCTGGTTGCGGCCCTTTGTTCGAGCGAGAAAAGCCGTAATGAACAATGGGCACAATTTCAATGCCATTGTGCTCCAGCAAGGGAAGCATATCTACTGGCTTAGGCGGATTAAGCATTGCTAAAGGAATGTCCTTTGTAATACTAGATCCCTTCTTTTTTCTTGAAGGCTACTTTTGCCTTCTGGCTTGAACGTTTCGCCCTTTGGGGCTCCACTCTGGCTTGATCGGCAGGGCGGAGATTTGAGGCCTCGTTTGGCCTGTTCTTTTTAGGGAATCTTGGCCTGGTGATCGAGGCGCTTCGCCCTTTGGGGCTCCGCTCGCCCTGGCTGGCCATGCCGCTGAGGGCTGGAGAGGCGAGCACTGGATTTTGGGTTGCGCTCGGGACTTTCCGTGACCACTTTACGCATGACCACCAAATTTTCACAAGAGGGCCAATTTCAGGACTGGCACAGGGCATAAAAAAAGGGGCCATCAGGCCCCGCTCTTTATTTGCCTATACTGAATGAAGCTGCTCGCTACGGTAAGCAGCAGGGAGGCTAGCAATAGAGCCTCCCTCCTATTGCGTCAAAAGGTGCGTTCCTCGCAAAAAATACCACACTCAAAATCCATACCTTTCATCTTCCTACCTTTAGCTTCGATTGGTAGTTCGTCAAGAAATATTCTCTTTCCTTTCCATCGCACCAACTTGCAGCCAATTTGCCTAGATTGCTTCGCTCTTTCTTCAAACACCGTTGGGTCTTCTTTTCTCACGTGATTCCAATAAGTAGCTGAAGTCGCCTTTACGCAGCCAATGCAGTTTGCATTTGGATAGCCACGGAGGTAAATAGAAGGTAGAGCGATGCCAGCAGAAGCAACTATTTCAAAGCATTCTTTCTTGGTAATCCGTTCATCAATAAGCACTGGCAAAACGTTTTCGCGTTCCGTTAATACGAAACGATCATGCCTATTTTTTTCATCGTGTGTAAAACCAAGAACATGCCAGTCAGCATGGTTTTCCTTCTCCCACTGCTGTCGTGCTTTCTTTTTTAATTCCAATGTGCATGGAGCTCCCAGCGGACCACTCATAAATTTGCGATCTGCCCATACATCGACACAAGAGCAAGATGGGTACTTGGAGTTGATGGCGAATTCAATTGGATGATCTATCCATCGTTCCACGTCAAGAAGAAATCGACGATTATCTGGATCCTCTTCGGCTACAGGATTATTGATAATTCGCACGTTATGAGAATGACCATATTTTTGGATGGTTTTATAAGCGGCGACTGCGCTAGCTGCGCCGCAAGAAAACCAGACTGCAATTGTATCCATTTGGTCAGCATAAGTTAATACATGTTAGAACCAATCATCCTCGTCTTCCCTTTCGGGAAGATTTTCATTTGTCGCCATGGAAACAGGCTCTTCTTGCTGGGCTTGTTCCCGCTCGGGAACAGGCTGGAAATCAAACTCAGGCTCTTGGTAGGCCCAACTTTGATACATCCTGGTGCGCTCACCATTGGGACCAACAATGAAGCTGGTATCAATCAAGCCCTGACGACGAGCCACTTCCAGCAAACGCCCAACAATGGCACGATCCCATGAGCCAGAAGCTGCGGCAGCAGCGTTCCTATCGAAACGCTCATGCTTGCGGGAATTGATCATATTCACGAGATTGTCAAGCGCTTCATTGCCACCCACTGCAGGGCCTTTGTAGTACCAGCCATAAGTGGAAGGATCGCGCTGCATGAAATGCTTACCAGCCAAACCGCTCCTGCTCTTTGTCCATTCAAACATAAATTGAGTGGAATCAGGATTGTTATCAGTGCGATACAGTTTCACCACTTCACTAACGTTGGCTTCAAAGCTGGAGCTGTCACGAATGCCACCACTTTTGTTCAAGTGGTGGAGAATGACAATGGAGCAGCCATATTGATTGGCAATGTCACGCAGCTCGTAGATGCAATTACCAGCATCGGAACGAATAAGATCCACGTCCATGCCAGCAAGGCAGGATGTGAGACTGTCGATCATGATGAGCTGAGGATGATGGCGCTGCACATACGAAAGGAGCTGGGGGATATTACTAAAGCGCCAACGATCAATGAAATCAATCATCCCATTGTCGAGAGTGTCATCGTCGTAACCAATGATCTGCAGCTTCTCAGCAGCATCAACCACTGGTTCGTCGCATTGAATGACGAGCACTTTTCCTTGCTTACAACGACGATTGCTCCAATCCTTGCCAGTGGCCACGTGCAATGCCCAGTTGTACAAGATGGTGCTCTTGCCACTACCAGGGGCTGCTGCAAGCAGCATCACACTGCTTTCAGGAAGAATGCCAGCAATGGTCCACTTACGAGAATCTTCTGACTGTGCAATGCTCTTCGCATCGAGGATTTCCATTTCCTCTCGACCATGCACACGCCCGCGTGCTTCAACAAGCAGCTTCTCAGTTTCCTGTGCGTTCAGTTTGATGCCATGGCTTTCCATCCATTGGCGAGCTTCAAAAGCAATGCGAGCGTCGTTACCATAAAGGCCAACCATACGCTCCAGAGTGGAGATGATCTCCTCAAATGAAGGAATGCCGTCTTTACCTTCATGGCGATCCTTTGAGACAATGGAAGCAAGAATGGTTTCTTGATCAGCGCCATCATCCAGCCAGTCAGCCAAGTCATAGCCTCCCTTTTGAGGGAGGCTTTCCCATTCAAAATTAGAAGGCTCAGCATAGAGCCATTGCGCCCCAGGATTATCTGAAGCCACTTCTTTCATGAGAGCCACGCCAGGCTCGTCACGATCAGGGCAGAGAATTACCTTCTTGCCACGAAACAGTTGGGAATAGTCGCCATTGGCGCGATACTGACCACTTCCGCCAAGAAATGTAATTGATGGGAGGCCGATCTCCCAAAGACTGTCGCAGGTAAGTTCACCTTCAACAATAAAGATGGGAAGGCCAGCGGCTTCTGAGGCCTCAATGGCTTCGTAATAACGATAGGGAAGAATGTTCTTGCGAAGTTGATCAATGGCAGCTTTACGTTTGCCGCTTTCTTTGGGGACAGTTGGATAGTCCTGGCGAATAGTTTTCTTGCCAGAAGAATCGTCCCTAATTACATTAATGACTTTCTCTTTATCTCGATTCTGATAGGCAAATACATAGGAAGAAGCTTCACGAAGGGGCCTTTCCCACCTATCCAAAGGTGCAAGAATGTTACGAATCTCAGCACGATGCTTGGCCGAGTCGTCATTGAAACAGTTGTACGCCCCATTGCCTTCGTTTACGGACAAGTCGTTGCCGCCGCAGGCAGGGCAGATGTATTTGCCGTGATGGTCGCTCGGTTCCAGCTTGGCGAGGTGGTCGAGGATGGAAAAGGCCATGGGCGAGGTGGAGATGGGGCTGTTCTAGCAGCAAAACGCAGTCGTGGCGAGCCCTTTGCAATTCTTTATAAAGCTCAGCGCCCTCAAGCCTTGACCGACTGGCCATAACGGCTATATTGGCCATGTCCCTCGCAAGACAAACCATGGAGCTTCTGCTGGCTGCAGCATTTGGCTTCACTGCTGGCTACCTCCTCGCCCCTTTGTTTTATGACAATTGACCACGGCGAGCCCAAGAAGAGCCGCCACTTCACCATCACAGATACGGCATACGCCCATCTAAAGAACATTGCTCACGATGCCAGGCAGAGCCTGAGTGAGACAGTAGAACGTCTCATTCGCACCACTCCCGCTTGGGAAGGAGGCTTTTCTTTGTCTGATGGCGCTTTCGCTTTGGTTGAAGACCATTCCACTTCTGAAACAACCATTGAGGATTATGAAAGTTTCCGAGCTTAAACTTGCCTGCGAGGAATTCCTCTTGGTCTATGGAAACACAGAAGTGAAGATCCTATGGGAGGAGGGCGTAATTTCTGAGAATTACGATCCTGAATACCTCGAGGAGCCCACTGATGTGAGAGTGATCAACGATTGGCCACTCCCTGGTGATAGTCTCATCACGAAGAATGAAAATCCGGACAAGATGTTTGTCATCATGCATGGCGAATACAATCCCTTGAGCCGTGGCTACAAAGCAGTGGCTTCGCTATGAACCACACCAAATTTCTTTACTCCCCGTCTGATTTCTCGACCATGGAAGCCCTCTCCGATCCGACTAAGCAAGCAATGGCCGAGCGTGCTCTTGGCATTTTTGCTCCCCTGGAGATCACCGCAGAAGCATTTCGCAATGCTTATGACACTCCCGATATTGGTCCCCACATTGAAAAGGATTACAAGGGCCTCTCGTATCTCTCTTGGCCCTTCGCCTTTCGCTACCTAAAGGAGCATTTCCCGACGCTGTTTGTGGCCTTTGAAGAGAAGACTATTGGCTGGCCCGTGTTTGGCGAGCCTGGTGCCTTCATCCTTCGCCCCTATCTGACGGACGGCATCAAGCGCACGCCTGCCCTGGTGTTCCCTGTGATGGACCGTAAGCACAATTCCATCCAACAGCTCGACGGTCGTGCCATTAGTGACAACATCCAGCGTGCCAGCGTCAAGGCAATTGCTACGTTCACGGGCCTGGGCCTTCGTCTCTATGCAGGAGAGGACATCCCCAAGGAGGAATCGCCAAAGCCGCAGCAGGATACGCTCAAGGCGCCTGCACGCACCAAGACTGCCCCTAAAGAAAGCGCTACTGCTCCTGGAAGCGAGGGGTCTGTTGCCACCGCTGATACAGGGTCCGCTGAGCCCTTCGACGCAAAAACTGCTCTCACAGCAGTTTGCAAGGCCAATCCTTTGAAATATGCCGACGAGAAAGCTGCCATGGCATCTGGCAAGGCTGCCCTGGAAAGCATCGGCTTGGCCCGTGCCACTGAAGTGAAGAGCTGGCAGCAGTTCGGCAACGTGGTAGCTGCAATGATGACCCTATGGGCCAAGCAGGAAGGCATTGCTATCAGCAAAGCTGAAATGACCGAGGAGATCAACGCCATTCGCAGCCTCGAGGATACGGAGGCAATGATCGAAGGGATGAAGGCTTTCGTAGCAAAAAAGCAGTAGACCTGGCAGCGGCCCGCTTAGTGCGGGCCTTTGCTGGCTCTCTTTGTATTGACGAAGATGAACTTCCCCTCACTAGCATTCCTCCCCACCTTTTTAGCGAATGATCCCCTCGGATTATTCCTCCTTGTTTCCCTCATTGCCATTGTCATTGGATGGACCATTCTTTTAATCGCGAGCTTGATTCTTCCATGAGTCGCTTTACTTTTCTTTACGAAGAAGGAGAAACTAAACTCTCCTATTCTTTTCACAACATCTACATGCCTGAAGTGGTTGAACATTTCAAGCAGTTTGTTTTAGCTTGTGGCTTTTCTGAAAGCTGCGCAATGGCTTCCATGGGGACCATGGTTGAAGAGTACGAAATGATGGAAGAAAAACATGCTGCAAAATCATCGCTCTCTGATTGATGCTTGCCACGAAGCTTTCTGGAGCTTCCCTGAAGAAACGCTTGGCAGTGATCGTCGCATTGCTGCCATGCTAGAGACCATTGCAAACAATCCTTTATCTGACCGGATCTTTCTTCTTCAACTCGCCAACAAAATCAACATGCCCGACATTGCAATGTGTAATGGGGAAGGATGCCCCATCAAAGAACAGTGCTGGCGCTTCATGGCTCCTGCTGATCGCTGGCAAAGCTTTTTCGCCGCCCCTCCGATGAAGGAAGAGGGTTGTGAATACTTTTGGGACATGAACGAAAAATGAGCAATGGCCTGTTACGATCTATGTCTCGCAGCCCTTCAGATGCCAGCGCTCCCCCGTTACGAGCCCAACCGGCTCCAGATTCAGAAAAAGCGTTACTATCTGCTCAACGATTTTCCCAATGTTCCAGAAGGGTTTGTTTTGCCTTCTGTGACAACTATTGCGAGCGCGTGTTCTCCGCCTGGCAAAATTGCAGCTCTCATCAACTGGCGCAAGAAGGTAGGCAATGAAGAAGCTAATCGTCGCACTCGTAATGCTGTGGATCGAGGCAATTGGCTTCACGGTGTTCTAGAAGATCTCTGGAACGGTGAGGACATTCAGTCTCATCTTGATTCTCATGAGAATTACGTACCTTATTTTGAAAGCATTGTCGGCTTTCTTGATCTCGTTGACAGTCCTTTGCTTGTTGAAAGTGCCATTGCTTGGTACGATCCTGCGCAAGAAATTGGCTATTCAGGCACCTTCGACATGCTTGCCAAAATGAAGAATGGCGAACTTGCCCTTCTTGATTGGAAAACTTCTTACAAAGCAAAGCCTGATACACAGCTAGCCGACTATCGGATGCAGCTTGGTGCTTACGTACAGGCAATTGAACAGATGTATGGCATCGAAGTGAACGAGGCACATTGTGCCATCTCCATCTACGATCCCGACACTGGCAAGGGCCAGGAAGCCCAGATTGTGAGCCTCTCCGCCGCCGAGCTTGCCATGCAAGCCGGCATCATGGTGCAGAAGGTGCAGCAGTTCTTTTTTGAACACTACCCAGGCAGGCGCCCCTTAACCATTTCTATGGACAAGGGCGCTTGACCCCTGTCCTAGCTGGCGTTATGCTGGCGATGCCCCTTCAAGGGCCCACTACACTCCTCTGAGGAACACTCAATGCCCGCAGGTAACTCTCCCGCATTCTCTGGCACTGTCGATCTCACCCCCGACATCCTCAATGCCATGAAGAAAGCTGGCACCAATCCCCAAGGGAACTATTCCCTGCGTTTTGCCCTTTGGGACAATGACAAGCGCGACAAGGACACCGCCCCTCATTTCAAAGGGCAAGTGACTGTCAACAAGCTTGACAATTCTCCAAAGGCCTATGCCTCCATGTGGGACAATGGCAACAAAAACAAGCAGAGCTTCTCTGACGATCCGTTCTGATTGCTTGTTCTTTCGTCTTCCAAGCGGGGCTCTTAAGAGCCCCTTTCTTTTTCCTCAGAACCATGCTTCTTAATGACAAGGAAATCAGCATTCTTGCTGAAAATGATATTCTTTTTCCTTTCGTTGGGGAAAAAACAAGAGAGCTTCCCAATGGCGCGAAAGCCCTCTCATACGGACTGAGCCACGCTGGATATGACCTGCGCCTTTCCCCACAGGGCTTCATGGTCATCAACAACAACAATCCCGTGGAAGCCCTTGATGTGAAGGCCTTCAACAAGGAGATGATGTATGAAGCTGCGCCCGTTGAAGATGGTGGCTCCACGTTCTTCATCCTGCCTCCGTTTTCCTACGCTCTTGGCGTGAGTGTGGAACTCATCACAATGCCGCCTAATATTATGGGCATATGCGATGGCAAGTCCACTTATGCACGGCAAGGGACAATCATTAACGTTACGCCAATTGAGCCTGGCTGGTCTGGCCATCTTACTATTTGCATTGTCAATCCCTTGGCTTTTCCAGTACGCATCTATGCAAATGAAGGTATAGCGCAAGTGATGTTTGCTCGTCTTATCTCAGAAGCGGCCCAGGGCTATGGCAATGGCAAGTATCAGAACCAAGGCGCTAGCGTAGCATTCGCTGCCGTATAGACCGTGAGTGCTCTTGAAGATCAGTTTCTCGGCCTTTGGCAAGCCCATTTTCCTGGCCTCCCATTGATCAGAGAATTCAGTGACGTGCCAACGTGGGAAGCTGATTTCCAAGAGCGCTATGCAAAAAGCAAGCGGTCAAAACGCTACAGGGCAGACTTCGCTCATCTGCCCTCTCAAAGCCTCATTGAAATACAAGGGGGCACGTTCAGCAGGGGCAGGCACGTAACGGGCTCTGGCTACGAGCGCGATGCTCGTAAGTTCAATCTTGCCACCATGGGAGGATGGAAAGTTTATCTTCTTACCAGCCAAACGGCCAAGGAAATTTTTTGGCTTGAGCGGATTGCTGCTTCTTTGCAAAGTTGTTAACTGCATCTGCAGCTTCCATGAGCAACTCATCAGCAGCTTGCAAATCGTGCTCTTGCAATTGCATTGCTTGACGCAGCTCAAGGTTTTCCTTCACCAAGGAACTCACGGCTTCTTGCATGTTGCTCCAACCTTCCATCATCATCAAAGCCACTTCACGCAGCTTGTCAGCATCCTTGCATTCGCTAAGAGCCTTCCTATTGGCAACAAGGGCAAAGTCCCTTTCCATGCTCCGCTCAAATGGCCCCATGGCAGCAATGCAGTCCCGTCCGTTGTAGTTTAATCCTACTGGAATGGAAAACATCCTGGACATTGTTCTCTCTTCATTTCGTTTAGCCTAGCCATGCGGCAATTTGGCAAGCGGTTTGCTTATAAGGTGGACGATGGGAAGGATGCCGTAAAATGCGGGTCGGGCTACCGCCCCTACAAACTTCCTCGCACGCCTCGCAACTATGAATGGCTTCCTGGGCAAGATGTGGTGTACGTACAACGTACAGCCGCTGGATGGATGCCCTCCTCCATTGTTGGCACCATTGAAGGCTTTGATGCAAGCGGACGGGCCAAGAAGGCACAAGTACGCTGGCATTCCACTACGGACATTGCTCCTACAATCAGTTTGCAGCGACTCAGGCCACTCTCTCTAATTACCAATGCTTACCAAGGCAACTGACGACTTGATTAAAGACTTTTCAAAAATTGGAGGGCAAGCACTTGCCATTTTTGGCATCATGTGCCTACGGGCTTGGCTTCTAAGTGTTTGCGCTGGCTTGCTGTTCCCCAGTGTCTTACTTGGCTTTTGGCAGTGGTTCTTGATTGCTGCCACTTTTCGCCTTCTTATTGTTTTCAACAAAGCTGAATGATGGCTAAGATTGATCCGCTGATGGATGGCATCAGCATGGTGCGTCTCATTGATTGGATGGGAAGCTCTTTGGACATCGTTTGTGATGCTCGTCAAAGCTTTGGCCAGAGCAGCAGCGAATGGTCCGAAAAGGACCAGAAGCTTCTGAACTATCTTGTCAAGCATCAACACACCAGTCCATTTCGTGGCGTTGTCACCAAATGGCAAGTGAAGGCTCCATTGTTCGTTTGTCGGCAATGGTGGAAGCATGTCATTGGTGGCACCTTCGCCAACGACACGCTTGGCTGGAACGAGAAAAGCTTTCGCTATTGCGAAGCTGACGACGATCTGTTCTACATGCCTCGTGAGTTTCGTCAGCAAAGCGCCAGCAACAAGCAGGCCTCTGATGGGCTCCTGGAAGAGCCCGCAAACCAGATGGCGATGATCGAATACGCCAAGGCCTTGGAGCAGGCTAAACAAGCCTACAAGGCCCTCCTGACGCTAGGTGTGAGCAAAGAGCAGGCACGTGGCATTCTGCCCGTTGGCATGTACACCAGTTTCACTTGGACGTGCAGCTTGCAAGCTTTGTTGCATTTCATTTCATTGCGAGACAAAGCTGATAGCCAAGGCGAAATCCAAGCCTACGCTCAGGCCCTCTCCATGCTCGCCCGTCCATTGTTCAAAGAGGCCTTCGAGGCTTTTGATCTCCACCAAGCATCCTTCTGATCATGCACGACCCCGTAAACAATCCTCGCCACTACGCCAAGAATGGTGGCATTGAATGCATTGAAGCCATTGAAGCTTCAATGGACAAAGATGATTTCAGGGGATTCCTGAAGGGCAACATTATCAAATATGTTTGGCGCTATGAAGATAAAAATGGCCTCGAGGATTTAAAGAAATGTCGTTGGTATCTTGACCTTCTCATTTTCTCCATGGAGAATGAATCGGAACAGGAAGCTGTTGATGCTCTTGAGAAGCCTTCAGAGCTTTGCAAAGATGGCTTTTGTCCCATGCCTGGCATTCGTTACGACTTACCAGGCAAGCAGATCACCTTTGCTCCAGTGGAAGGCTAAGCAGCATTGCAACAAAGGCCCCAAACGGGGCCTTTTTCATGGGCAATGCGTTGATGCACAGGAAGCACCAGGCCTTTCTTTTCACACCATTCCTCAAGATCCTTTTGGTCAGTGTGAGCGCTGACAAAGCTATTGCAATACACCCAAGCCATCAGCTTTTCTTCTCGCTCCTCGGTCCAGAAATCTTGGGGCCGCCACCATTCAAACACTGGCAAGTTCTGCTTAGAGATATTGCAGGATCGACATGCTGGAATGGTGTTCCATCGGCTGAAATGAGGCCCCCCTTTACTCTTGGGGACAATGTGGTCAATGGTAAGCTTTTCATTCCACGTGCCGCAATAAGCACATGCACACTGCCCGAAAGGTCCCCTCAGGAAATAGTCCTCAAAAATACTCTTGCGAAATCTACGTTTTGCATCCCCAGGGCGAAGTTCAATGAGAGAATAAAGCAGCTCATCAGGACCATTCGCACTAAGCATGGCACTATTTAATTGTCTTGAGGACAATCTAACGCGAAACATTTGCTGGTGAATTCCGTAGAATAATATCATTGACTCTTGGCTATGGACAGTTTCAAGGACGGTCTAGCTAACTTTGTGGCGACTATAACCGCCGGAATGTTGCTGTCCACAGGGGCAATGCTTATTGCTGTGGGCACTCAGCAAGCAAGAGTGGCAGTGCAAATTGAAAGCGTCACAGAAAAGCTCAGTGCGCTCACTGATAAAATGAGCGATCTTGAAACAAGAGTGCGCAGTTTAGAGATTGAACGCTAGGCTATTTATATACTCCCTCGCATTGTTCATCATGAGCGGCGCAGAATGGTTCGTAATTGGTGGCATTCTTATTGCTGCTGCTGACCAAATTCTTGATCACTCTCCTTGGAAAAGCAATAACGTGCTGCAGCTTCTCATTGAAGGCTTGAAAACTGTCTTCCGCGTTAAGGGCTGAGGCCATGTGGCCTTCTAATCGGGCATTCTGGGACGAATGCTTTCAGCTTGCCCGACATTACGGCGCTCGCTACCCCGAGCTTGCTGCAGCACAATGCTGTCTTGAAAGTGGCTTTGGTAAGCACACGTCTGGCAAAAACAACTATCTAGGCATCAAAGGCGAAGGCACGTCTACTGCCACGCAAGAATGGTACGACGGTCAATGGGTGACCATTAAGGCGGGCTTTATTGATTTCCCTAGTCTTGCCGCTTGCATTGAATATTTAATCACACGATGGTATAAAGACTATCGCCACTTTAAGGGCGTCAATCATGCGCCTAATCGCTACGCAGCGGCACGCATGCTTCGTGAACAAAGTTATGCTACGGATCCCGATTATCCAGCAAAGCTTTCTAAGCTCATGAAGGAATATGCTCCAGAATCAACAAAAACTACTATGATCGGTCCCCGAAAACGTCCTCAAGACTTTGGCTTCAAGAAAGGAGACTCCCATCTCATCGTTAACGATGCGAACGAAACGATGAAAGCATTCTCGTTTGAAGGCGAGCTGATTTGGACCATTCCTTGCCTTGCCCGTGGGCAATATAGTGATTTTGAATGGAAGATTACAAATAGTGATTGCCCCCCAGGTCTGTACAAGCTGGGTACTATCTATCGGGATTATGAACGAGCTGGAGACAAGCCTGCTTTTGATCGTACTCTCATGGCTTACGGGTGGTATACATTCGACATGATTGAACTAGAAAATCAAGAAACTGGGAATGGCCGCGCAGGAATATGCCTGCATGGAGGCGGCAGTGCAAATGGATGGCCTGGCGCATGGGCCCCCAAGCAACCTCTGGTGCCGACTCTTGGCTGTTGCAGGGCTTTTAATATTGATCTTCGCGATAAAATTCTGCCTTTAACTAAACAAGGGACGGTTTATATTTCCGTTTTCCAGGAAGGTTAATCAAGGTGCTTCCATATTTTGCGCAAGCGAATTGCACTGATAATTGGCTGAGTTACTCCGTAAATTTCTGCTAAATCAACTTGCCTTTTATTGCTAGCGCGTATGGCTAGCACATCAGTCTCGGTAAGCTTGCTGGCTGGGTTTGCCGTACCACGAAGAACTGTGCCATGCCTAACTTTATCGGCTTGATTCTCTGCTTTGGTTCCCCAAGCTAAATTATCAAGCCTGTTGTTACTGGGATCACCATCTAAATGCCTAACCTCGCAGTTTTCTGGGCGAGGACCAACAAACGCTTCAAGCACTAATTGATGCACGGGGCGTTGTTTGTCTGGATTGCGCAAAAGAACCCGCTTGTATTTTTTGTTGCTTCCAGATGAAGACGGAGTAAAGTAGCGGACTCCAGTTCTCCTTCTGCCAGAATTCACTCTCACCCAGCGGTCAAGGCTTCGTACTCGACCAAGATTGCTCACCTCATAAACCCCTTCGTATCCAGCAATAGGGCGCCATTCTTCTATCATGGACATGATGCCTACCTCCTTTAGGTGTCCGTGGGCAGGGAATTGCAGTTCCGCTGCCTTTTTATCTTAGACGATGCCGAAGAAAATATGACTCGCGAAAGCTGGTTTAATGCTCTCTGCTACGAAGCAGGACTGTGGGCCGTCACAAGATGGCCCTCTCCTGCTTTCTCCCCATGGTTCAAACGGCTAATGAAGCATTGTCGTCCAGATTGGGCTGAATGGAAAACTAAAATTGTTATGGAAAAAATTGACGAGCAAGCAGCAACGCTCGTCAAGCAATGGGACCAAGACGAACGAGAATCAAAAGCAAACGCATTAGCCCAAGAAGCTCATAAGCTTTTTCCTGATGCCACCATTACGCCATTGCCTGATGCCATCG